CCTCTAAATTGTACATAGATGTCTGTAATTCTAGGCTGACCTTTAAATGTTTTTACCTTAAATTTTTCTCTTATTTCTTTAAATGTTTTCATTTTATCCTCTTACTTGTTTTGCGAGATCAGCATCGGCTTTGCCCCATGTTCCTTTTGATTTTGTTACGAATGAATTAACTCTTGCTAATCCCCATTGAACTGCAGTTGTGCCAGGTCTATGTCCTGTTCTCCATGCTGCAACTCCTCTATTAAAAACTTTCTTTAATATACCTAATGGCATACCTGATTTGTCAGCTTTCTTTTTCAAAGCCGCATCTGTACCTTTTGCTTCAACCATAAAGTCTTCAAAGGTAAGATGTTCTGCCATCTCTCCATACATTTGCTTAAATTTCTTTGTATGTTTAGATGTTTTTGTTTTTGCTCTGGCATCGCCTGGTGCAGGTTTATAAGCTGCTGGATTATCATCGTCCATTTTAGATTGCTTTTTAAACTGTGCATCACGTTTTTGTTTTGTAGATTTACTTAAACCTTTATGATAACTAGCTGGTTGAGATCCTTTTTTCTTTCCAATATCTGGATCTTCTTTTTCGTTAAAATGTTTTTGACCTGGTGTATCTTTTAGATATCGCATGAGACCTTTAATTGTTCCCCAGTCTCCTGCACCACCTTCTTCAAATAATTCAACAGCATCTAACCAGAATCTTTTCTTGACTGACTCGGCCTCAACCATAACATAGTTACTTCCACAAACAATTATTTCACCTAGCTCGTTTGTTTCTTTAATTCTTACAATATCACCAACCTTAAAGAGACTTCCTTCAATATAATCTTCTCGTGTTTCAGATACTGGTGGAAGTTCTACATGTTTACGAAAGTTATGGGATTCTTTAAGTCCCATACCTTTACGAACTGCATTAAATAAATCGGTTGGATTAAAGTTCGATGGGAGCCCTTTTGAAAATACATTCAAATCATTTTGTTGAGCGGCGGCTCGCATCTTGGAAGCTGACATGCCAGTTGCTCCTTCAGCATCTGGATCTCTCTCCCCTGCACTTACTACATTAATTGCACCTTCGAAATTATAAAATCCGTGTTTAGCTTTTTTACCATTATATTTGTTTAAGAGTATATCAAATTCTTTTACTCTATCACTACCTGCTACCATTGTTACTTTGGTAAACCCTTGATCGTAAAGTTTTACTAAAACATCTAGTACATTACGAACATCTTTGTCTGCCATAACACTGCGTGCATGTTTTGGGAACATTTTTCTAAGGAATTTTATTTTATCTTTAAATAATAATGGATTTTTATTTTTATCTACTGATTTAGATGCATATATACGATAAGCTCCAGAACGAGCTACATTTTTTAACTTATCAAATAGTTTTTCATGACCAATCGTCGGAGGATTGAATCTTCCAAATACGAATGAAACTTCTTTTGTGTCTTCAGTTAAAAAATCACTGAATGATTTAATTGACATTTATATCCTCGGTATCCCATTTTAGCCAGGATTATCCCAGCCTTTTATTATATCTTTGCTGAAGTTATTAGTTGAAAATTCCATTCGGTCAACTAACTTAACAGCTCCACCTTCCATTCGATCTATAGCCACAAAGCCTTCTACACCGGTGACTTTAAATCCGGATTTTGTTTTTACAAACGTACCAATTTTACTTAGTTTGTTTAGTTTATTTATAATAATTAATTTGCTATCAATGACTAAATTTTGCAAATCAAATATACTTTTAAGGTTTTTAAGGTTCTTTTTATCAAAAAACTTTAATAATTCATCACGTTTTTGTATTTGTACATCCTTTCCTTTTTGTGAACTTCTTTTATCAATTTCTTTTGCATATCGATCTGTGACAAATTGTATTAAACCTTTTGCATGTTTATTCGTATCAACAATTCTTTGTCCTTGTCGTACCTTTGAATTATTATATACATTTAATATAAGATTTAGTTCTTTATTCTTTTCAATTTCTTTTAATGTACTAGAAGCTATCTTTTGAAAGATCTTTCCAGCATCTGATAGCTTTTTAGATATAACTAAACTATCTTCTTTTGTTAGTGTTGCAGTACCTGATAAATCTCTTAATGTTGCATCAACCATCCATACATCTTTTGATGGTTTTAATTTTGATACAATGTCTTGACCAAAAGATGCTGACATATTTTCAAAAGCTGAACCATTATATACTGTATGCCAAACTATTCCTACCTTTGCAGTTTTGATTTCTTTTGCTAAGGGCGTACCATCAGGTATAGCATAAACAATAGTATTAGGATGGAAAGTAATATGTTTAATTCCATTTATATTCTCCGATTTTAAATCACCTTTATCAAACATAAAGTCGCCTTGAATGACCCCTTTAATACCTAAATCTTTTAAGTAATCAAATGCTAGTATGAGCTTCTTGGTTAAATCACCAGAAGTATCTGCTTTAATATCATCATGCGATTTATATACTTTTGGATCTTTATTAAATATTCCCTTTTTAGCCACAAAGAATTTTCCATCTCTTGGATCTATTCCAGCAAAAAGGGCGGGGGCTCCGTCCCACTTAACAGTAACATCTATAGGTGCTTTGGTGTTACCGCTCAACATATCCCGCAGAGATCTGAGTGCTAGGATTGCTTGGCGAGCCCCCTTAACTCCGCCGTCAATAATAAGATCTTCAATGTGAGTCATATGAGTATTCTTACTTGCGGCTTCTGTTAAGTAATTAGTTAGTGATTTCATTTATTTTCCTGCTTTTACATAAGCACTTGATTCAGATAATTCTGAACCAGCATAATTAACAAAATTAGTTACTACATCGTTTAGTTTTCTACCACCTAATTGTTCTAGTTGATATGCAACCATTGTAATAGCAAATTTAGAAGAAATCCATTGTCCATCTTTTTGGCCTATTTCTTTTTTAAATTCTTTATATCCTATATTATTATAAAAATAATTAAAATATGTATAATACTCTTTTATAGCTCTGTCATCGCCCTTAGCCATTTTTTTAGCTTGTTTTACAATATAGGCGGAATGTGGTTTTAATCCATATCTTCTACCATTTCTTAGTAGGTAGTTATTCATTATTCCCCACGATAATCCACCGCCTCTTGCTTTCTTTCCTTTTAATTCGGCCTTTATATTACCAAATTGTTTATTGTCTTTAAACATTAAAACACCTGAATCAAATTTTAATGTTCCATTCTTTGCTGACCAATAAGATCCGCCCTTTGTTTCTAAATCAAATCCTAGATATTTGTAGTTTTTAATAAGTGATTTATCTATATTAAATTCTTTAATTGGAACATCTTTTGTCATTGGTCCTTTAAGTGATATACCAACCAATATTCTGTCTAAGTAGTTTTGTAATATATCGCCATTTAATGAATTTACATTTGATGAATCTAAAGATTCTACATTAAATCCTTTACTGATTGCCCAGACGTCTCCAGGATTCCATTTATCATTTTTTAAAGCAGTTTCTCCCATGTTTTTATATGCTTCATTCTTTTTAGCATATATTCTAATCATCTCTGCACTGCCTCTATGAATAGTCATTCCTTTTTTAACATAGCCTTTTTTAATTAATTCTTTTGAAATATTATATGATGAAAGCATCCAAGCATCTGGCATATCGGATAGTTCATCCCATTTAGCATCAAGCTTTGCATTTCTATATGCGTTTTTTAATATGTCATTTGTAAAAAATTCGAGGGGTTGATTATATCCATGCTCAAGCATTGCATGTAACATAACTGCGTTGTGTGCTTCATTTCTTCTTGTCTCTTTTTCACCAGAGCCGGCACCACCACCTCCACCACCAAAAACTTCTGATTTTGCGAGTTGATTAGACATATAAGTTCCATTTTCTGTTTCTAAAGGGAATCCTTTGGTGCCATAATGATTAGGATTTTTTTTAAAGTTAGCAATGTTAATCAGTGCAGTCTCTATGTCTGTTACAGTTATGAATCCACCCTTGGCTAATTCTAATGGTTTTTTTTGTACGACTAATTGTTTAAGTATGTCAATACGAGGTTGACCGGTTTTTGAATTATTAGCATCTAATTGCGCAGGTGTCAATGCAACCGCTTCGCTAATAATGTTTTCTTCTAAGTATTGACTAAATTTCATAAACAGATTCCTAAATATCTATTTATAAGTATTATACATTAAAAAACTTATTAGGTACAATGTTTCCTTTATTATCATATGAAATAATTTTAGCAGTATGTAAATGTTTGACTGCACGTTCTGCACCTTCCTTTATACCAGCCTGCCATGCGTGCCACGAGGCACCAGCCATACAAAGAGCAAATATAATAAATTCTATCATATGAACTTACGCGTAATTTCAGTTCTAAAACCTTGTTTTCTCATGCCTATTTCAAATTTTATTGCACCTTTAAGTGTATCAAATAGATATTCTGCCACCCAACTTGAATTGGTTGGCAGTGGTTGTTTTGCTTTAACTTCGTACGCTACTATTTTATCTTTGGTAGACATAGACATCATATCTCTCCGCTTTACTTAATGGTATTGACCTATCATAAGCTCTAGGATGCCTTCCTTCAGCTCTTGCAACTGAAGCTCTTGGTCCTCTACCTTGACATTTAACATAGTATCTAGGAAGCTTTGTTGGCTGTGTTACAGAATAACCATTTTCAAATCTATATTTAGACCATTTCTCTGTATCAGCGTTTTCACTATTTATTACCTTAACTACTTTTCGAACTGTTTCCAGCTCAAGCATGTTTCCTGCACACTCAGTATGTGCTGTCATTACATAATTTGCAGATCTCTTCATTATAACTCCTTTATATTACTTAATAAAATATCGACATCATCATCATTGAGATGTCCCTCTACATCGCTAGTGACTTCTGTGTCATAGCATAATTCGCCATTTTTTAAAACAGCTAATTCCCAGAGACCTTTATCGCCTCCGTATGAATATTGATGTCTGATAACTGAAGCACCATAGCCGTTATCAAACTTATATACTCTTTGTTCACCATTATGAACTTTGTTAATTTCTACTGGTGTATAATTATACATTAATGACTCCTTAATCTTCCGTTGCAAAAGACACCATTAAAACAGTGTTGACTAAAAAACTCTTTGATATCATCTTCAGCTGGACCAGTATTACTTCTAATATCTGTATCCCTTAACCACATGCTTAACCATGCTTGGTCTGTCTTTTTATCCATATCGACCTTTGATGTAAGTAGTTTAAACTCATGTTCAGTAAGCTCGATTTCAACAGGTATTGTAGTTGCAACATGCTCAAACTTTGCTGTGAAAACATCTGGTTTTATTTCTTGAGTTTTACCAGTAATTGGATTCATAGTAAATTTTTTCATAATATTCCTTATACTCTATTATCAATTTCATCGACAAGACTTTCAATTCTTTCGATTGTTTGTTGTTGTTCTTCTACTTTTTCAGTAAGTTCTTTTACTAATGCGATTAGTACTTCTATTCTTGCTGACATTATTGTGGTCCCTCCGGCATTGCTTCGAATCTTTTAGTTATTAAAGATTCTACAGCCCATTTTCTATCGGTCATTCCGACTCTCATATCCCAGGATTCACAAATACCTGGTTTCATTCCACCATCTAATTCTCTTAAAATTTGACTAGTGGACATTTGCTCTACATCCTCTGCAATTCTTTCGAGGATTTGTTCGTTTATGTGATGTGACATTTATATTCTCCTTATCAATTTATAGTTATATTATACTATAAAATAAGTTAAATGTACATAGTTTTTTTGCAGAAACATGCATGTTTTTTGCCGACTAAAAAAGGGGAGTATGAAACTCCCCCATGAATTGTCATAATTAAAAGGTTATTATACTTCTTTTGCAATAAAAGTGTATACACCGTAAGCAAGGGCTACCCAAGCTACTAAGTCAACAAGTCCACCTAGTAATAGGTAAGATAATGATAGGCCGACAATAAGTCCACCGTCCCATGAAGTTCTCTCACTCCATCGGTCCATTAACCATGCTTTTGCTGTATTTAACATATTCATATATTTCTCCTCTATATTTTAAAGTCAGCAAAAGAGTCATTACTTTCTCTTTCACCAAACTTGTTTATCGGTTTATCTGGCATCATGTCAGACATGATATCAGATTGTGCCGACTCCTCTACATCATATAATTTCATGCGGGAACGATCAACTCCAATTACGAACCTTCGAAATTTGGTTGGATCGTTATATCTATTTTTCAATTGTTTTACCATTAATTGACCCAGTTCTTCAAGTTCCTCTGTTGATATAAGAGCAAACATCAGATCGGCCGTCGCTGGCAAACCAAATGATTCAGATGTATCCTCTAGTCCTAAATCAGTATTTGAATATCCTGATCTGGTAGTCTGCGTCGCAGAGACTATTGGAACATTGAATTCCACAGCTAAGCCTCGGAGTTCCTCAGCAATAGCTTTAATGTATGAATAACTATTTATACTTCCGCCAAGCCCTCGCATGCGGCTAGAGGAACAAATATTTAAATAGTCAATATAAATCATGTCGGGACGAAAGTTCTTTTTAAGCTTTAATTCATTAAGTAAAGCTCTAAAATGACCAGTATGAGCTGCACCTGTTGGATATTCTTTAATAATAAGTTTTCCAATAGATGATTTAGCTATCTTTCCAATTTTATCAGTAAACACATTTTGTGGTAATGTTGATAATTGCTCAATTGGAAGGTTCATCATATTTGCGTCGATTCTTTCAGCAATTCTTTCTTCTGCCATTTCCATTGTAATATACAGAACATTCTTTCCTTGCTCTAGAACTGATGCAGCACAATGACACATAAACAAAGACTTACCCACGCCTGTGCCGGCTAATGCTATATTTAAGGTCTTATTGGGTAAGCCTCCCTTGGTAATCTTATTAAAGTAATCAAGATCAAATGGTATACGATCCTCTTTCTTATTATAGAATTCAAATCGTTCATCTGAGTTATCAATATAATCATGACCTATTGCTTGATCGAAAGAAACTCCAAGAGCATCTGAGAGTATTTCAGGTATAGCACCTTCACTTCGCTCTTTGTCCTTTCCATCAATAATAGTAATAGAATCCATAATCGCATTATAGATTGCTTTTTCTCTACACCATTTTTCTGACTCTTGAATAAGATACTCAGTATCAACATCTGTTTTTGTATTGATCTCAGATATGAGCCTGGATGCATTATTCAATATATCTTCTGGCGCGTTAATCTTTCTTAATTCGAGCTCTAATACTTTTGATGTTGGTAATTTATTATGTTTACCTACAAATTGTACAATTAAATCAAATACGGTTTTATGTGTACCTTCAAAATATTCTTTCTTTAAATAAGGTACGACTCTTCTACAGTAATCTTCGTTATTAAGAAGATGATTCAGTATGTGAGTCGGTAGTTGATTCTCCAATATGTCCTCCATTTTCTAAACTATCTGTTATTATATATTGCAATACAGCACCAAGGTAATTTTTAAATGATTCATCTTCATTGAGTTCATCAATATTAAAATCAGCTGGATCTTGTACAGTATAATTAAATGTTAATGTTGCAATGTCAAGTTCAGGACTTTCTTTTACTCCTACTTGACCATATACAACAATAACATCTTTCCACGTTCCAGTCTTAAGTTTAACTCCTTGAAAAACACTATCTTCTTTTTCAACAATTGAATAGTCGTTTTCTGTAATATTAAACATCTTCTGATTCAATATCTAAATCAATATCCAATAATGGTTTGTGACCGATTGAATAATAGGATTTAACAAACTCTTTAAAGTCTGTATCTTTAAAGATTGGATCCCAGAACTTTTTCTGTAGAGTATCTTTTTCTCTTACCTTTGGCTCTAGTATTTCACCTGTTTCCATATCGACTGGAGCGTACCAACCAACATTTGGTTTAGTAACATATCCACCTGCAAGAGCAACATCAAGTAATCCACTATATGTAGAGATACCACCTTCCCATGTTACTGAAATTGGTACTTTAGATTTTTCTTTTACAAACCTTGATTTTTCTACATTGATTACAAAGTGATAACCTTTGATTTCACCTGATTTCTTTTCTTGCTTTCTTCCAATAATCCAGATGTTATCAGCTGAGTAGTAAATACCCGTTCCGCCTGATACAATTGACTTAGGAAATAATCCAATCTCTTTATAGGTATGGTTAACAGCAAGTAAAGGGATGTTCTTCATTGTAAGATAAGGAGTGACCATTCGGAACAATCCCTTTAATGCTTTAGCTCTCGACATATCAGCAACTGATTTCTCGTTGAGAGCATCTTCCAACTCTTTCTTAGAGGCAAGGTTACCAATAGAATCAATAACAATAATTACCTTATCGCCTCTTTCGATATTTTCGAGTTGGCCAACTAAGTCAAACTTTAATTGTTCGACATCTGTGATTGGTGTGTGTAAAACTCTTTCTGTATCAATACCAAATGATTCAAAATATTGTTGAGGTGAACCAAACTCTGAATCGTAAAATAGCATTACTGCATCTTCATGTTGTTTTAAATAAGCTGCTCCCATTAATAAAGCAAAACTAGTTTTGAAATGCTTTGATGGACCAGCCAATACAGTAAGACCTGAAGTAAGACCACCATCAATGTCGCCAGATAAAGCAACATTAATCATAGGTACTTCGGTTGTAATTATATCTTTCTCAGCAAATAAAACTGAGTCTGAAAGAATATTAGTATCTTTGATTCTACTATTCTTTTTAAGTTTATCCATTATAGACATTATCTTCTCCTAAAGCCTTTTGGTGAATTAAACTCTCTTTCTGCTCTGAGGGTTTTTCTATTTCTAGCGACAGCTTCGGCTTTTTTACGCTTACGCTTTTGATTTGGTTTTTCGTAAAATTCTCTTTTACGAACTTCTTGAATAATACCAGCTCTATCAACTGCTTTCCTAAATTTTCTTAGGGCAATGTCAAACGGCATAGGCTTTGCTGGTCTTTTATCTCTTGGATGCTTTTTACGTGGCATCAAACTAATACTTGGCATATATCACTCCATTTGTTTTTAAATTTATACTATTATTATACCATATATTATGCATTTTGTACATGGTTAAATTGAATATTTTGCTCTTTTTCTCTATCGTCTCTTTCATATTGAGATCTATATTGATTGTTTATTTCTATTGCTTTTGCTAATAGAGTTAACTCATCACTAAATTTACAGAATGCTAAAGTATCTTTAGGAAAACATGCACCGCCATATCCTTGTTTACCATCAAATCCAGGCACCTTTGTATGGGATATACTAATCCTTTCGTCACATCCTACACCTTTAATAATCTTATTAAAATTGACTCCACCGTAAGCATTACATGCATCATAGAGTTGATTAAAGAATGTGATCTTAGTAGATAGGAATGAGTTAATTGCATATTTAACAAAACTGGCTTCTGCTTTATTCATTTTTAAAGTAGGGCATGGACTACATAAACTATATGTATCATAATATTCTTCTAGTAGTTCGCACGCTTCTTTTGTTCCACCAAAGATATGAAATTTAGGATTAACGAATTGTTCGCATGCTGACCTTTCAGTTAGAAACTCTGGATTATATAGAATATTATCAGCTGTATAGTTATCTATAACTGCTGGTGTAACTGTAGATTTAATTACAATTAATCCACTTGTTTCATTTAAGTCATTCATTACTTCATCTAAAATAGAAGTATTAATATTACCATCATCGCCCATTGGAGTTGGTACACAAATAAAGATCAAATCAGCATTTAGATTTTTTATATCTTCTCTTGTGGATCCATATATTGGATCAATAATAATCTTTTCTACTTGTGGATTACTAAATCCATAATCAACTGCTTTGCCTACAAAGCCATGTCCTATAACTGCTACTTTCATTCTTCCTCCAAAATATGATGTTTAGGTTCCCAACCAAATGATTCCAAGATTGTTGGATCAGCACACGTATGTGCTCTTTCACCTGTTACTTCTTTAATTGGTAGATTATTATCAGGCCAAACTTTATTTGCCATATCTACAACTGAGACAGGTTTTCCGTTTCCAACATCGATTGCTCTATAATGATTCATCTGATTAAAATTTTGTATACAAATATCTATAGCGGAACAAATATCCTCGACATGAGTAAAGTCTCTTGTATGATTTGTTAAATAAGTAATTGATGGATTTCTTTCTTGTAGATTTCTATATAACATATCACTTCGACTCTCTGATCCATATACTGTATGAAATCTTAATCCTAATGAATTAATTGGTGCACAAGCTTCCATTGCCATTTTGGTTGTAGCATAAGGAGATAACCACCATTCATATATTGACGATGACGAAGCATACACAATGGGTACACTTTGTTTTTCACATTCGTCAAAGATATATTTTGAAGCAGTTACATTTGTTTCCCAGAATTCTTCTGGTATTTCATGTGATCTTCGTACTCCTGCTAAAGCTGCAAGGTGTAATACCATATCAAATCCATCAAGCTTGATAAATTTTGAATCTTTAATATCACCTTTATATTCTACAATATCATATTTGTCTTGATAATTATTTAAAAAATAGTTACCAATAAATCCTTTACGATATCCTCTAGTTCCTGTTAATAATATTCTCATAAAAAAACCTCTAATGTATTTTCATCTCTATCATAATCATATGTCTGAGATAAATTGTTTTGAAATAAGTATTTAGTATTAATCATTTCACGATTATTTTCTAATGATGCTTTAACTTCATACGCCATATCCTTTGCTGTTTGAAAAGGAACATTTTGACATATATGATTATAGTTTTTCATTGGATCTAATACTTCTAAGTCTTCAGGTAATCCCATAATTGCTTTTGCTTCTGCAATATTTAAGTATCTGTCTTCAACTGGATGAGCAACAACTTTAGGTAAGTGTACAACAAATGCACCAATATAATTGACTGGTATAATTGTACCTCGTAGCATAATATTACCTCCTGCTTCTAACTTAGCATGCTTACGTCTAGCCTTTGCTGCTTCTCTTTCAAATTCTGGAAATTGATCCATCCATTCAGCAATTTCAGCATGCTTATATCCGGTCTTCATTAATCTAGATTCTATTGTCACAGACTTTTCTTCGTGTGCAACTGATGCAGAATACTCAGTATGATTCATTTTCATTACTTCTTCTAGCATGAATTTATAATAAGGATCATCTTGACTAGGTGTTTTCTTATTAAGTACTTCAGTTTGAAAATTACTTTTTACATTTAATATTAACTCTTGAATAGTTGGTCTTCTTTTTTTATAGTACTTAAATACTGGTATTTGATTTTTAAAATGATTTTTATCCCAAAAGAAAAAGAAAGTTCTTTTACGATATTGTGGATTACCATGATTTAAACTTTTAGTTAAGTAAATAGAAAAATTATAGCCATTAGCTTGACCAATCTTATATAGTTTCTCTCTCATAAAACCACCAATCTTACCAGCTAATCCAGGAGCATTCTCTCCCCATAAAACTTTTGGTTTAACTTCTTTTAAAACATATTCAGATGATTTTTCCATCCATTGATTGTTTTCGTTTTGTTCACCGTGTGAATTATGATATGTACTTAATCCAGCACAAGGACAAACAGATGAAACAATATCAACACTACCTTTTGGTTTCTGACCTTCATCGAGAATATGATAAGGAATGTCATATCCTTTTTCTTTATAATAATTAAGTAAATGCTCTTCATTACCCATAAATCCAGAATATGTCATTAAATATTCTGGTTTTATTCCATAAGCTTCTTCTGAAGCTAAGATCTCTCCACCAATTAGTGGAACTATACCTGCGTGTTTCATCCTAAAAAATCCTCCAAAGAATTTGATTCTTTTGCTTTAATTGCATCTTTATATGCCTTTGCCCAAGAAATATGACATGTAATTCTTTCTTGTCCTTTCCACGGGCCATTTACTGTTGTTTTAGTTTTAAGTGATACATAGTCGGGATACATTTCAGCTAATTGTTGATGCACTCGATTACTTACTTCAATGGTACGATATTCAGAGCAACCACCTGCAGCATTTGTTGCAGCTATAGAAACTCTATATCGTGTTGTAATTCTATTTGCATATCCTTGTGTTAATAATTGCAAATTTGCATGAAAGTCTTGTGAGGTTTGTAGTTTATCCCATACAATATTTCTTGGTAAATTTTTAGAATCAAAATAACAGTTAGTCATAATTCTAACATTGTTTTGTAATGGCCAGTATTTAAGATCTGGTACTACCCAAGATGTAGAGAAGCCACCGTGATATATTTGTTCTTCGTCCATCCATTTATTAAATGTATCAAACGCATCATCAAACTCACTATCTGTCATATCACGAGTTTCCCATTTAGTATCTAAATGTTCTGGTGCTGGACCTTTATATTTAAAGTATTCCATATCATCATCAAGTACCATATGTTTAGTACCATAAAATTCGTCCCATATCCATTGTCTTGTAGGTGATAGTCCTTTTATAGATTCTGGTAAAGGTAAAACTTTATCACCGTAGATATCTCTCATTTCGTCAACCTCATGCGGTTGAACTGTAAACTTTACTTTTGCTTTCCATTTTTCTGGTAGATTATTATAGGTTTTTTGTTGATGTATTCTACCTA